TATTATTCATCTAAATTATCAAATTGCGTCATATTTAAATTTTTCTGATTTAGGTAAAACAAATAATTATTAAAATGAGTGGTTGGATTAAAATTCACAGGCAGATTTTAGATTGGGAATGGTATTCTGATAATAACGCTTTCCGTGTTTTTATGCATTTAATTTTAAAAGCTAATCACAAAGAAAAACGATACAAAGGAATTGAACTCAATTGTGGAAGCGTGATTACAAGTAGAGATATTTTATCTTTGGAAACAGGTTTAAGTGTTCAGCAAATTAGAACTGCTTTAGACAAGCTAAAATCAACCAACGAAATAACCATCGAAACAAGCTCAAAAGGTACTATTATTCAAGTAGTTAACTATGCTAAATATCAACTATCAACCAACGAATCAACAAACGAGCAACCAACAAATAACCAGCAAGTAACCACTAACAAGAATGAAAAGAAAGAAAGAAATATATTTAAAGCACCTTCTTTAGATGAATTAAATGCCTTCTGTTTAGAAAACAACTTGATTTTAAACGCTGATGATTTTTTGAATTACTACAATTCGAATGGTTGGATGGTTGGTAAAAACAAAATGAAAGATTGGAAAGCAACAGTTAGACGTTGGTCTAAACCAAAACAAGAGTATATTTACGACCCATTAGTAGAAAAAGCGAGAAGAAATGGATATATTGAGTAAAGGTAGTACACAACAATATCTGTTGGACTACAAAGCAGGACGAATTAAACAAGGTTTAGGATTAGATTGTAACCTTGACGACAATCTAAGATACAAACCTAAACAACTAAACATCATTTTAGGTCACGACAATGTCGGAAAGACGTATTGGATTAATTGGTACTTTCTTTCGCTTTCATTAAAGCATGGAATCCGTTTTATTCTATGGTCAGGTGAGAATCAGTACGGACAAATCCTTAGAGATATGATTCAAATCTATTCAGGTAAGCCATACCGAGAATTAAACGAACAACAAATACTTAGTTACTCAACTTACCTAGAGCAGTATTTTGACTTTGTAGACAATTCTAAACTTTACAAACCTGCTGAGTTATTTGAGATATTTCGTAAGTCAGATGCTCATGCTTGTTTGATTGACCCTTACACAGGACTTGACAGAGAAATGGGATATGAAGGCAACTACAAGTTTTTAAATGCAGCTCGTCAGTTTGTAAACGAAACAGGTAAATCAATTTACATAAACACGCATCCTAATACTGAATCAGGTAGAGCAGGAAATATTTACGGAGAACAACATCACTGGAAAGGACATCTTAAACCACCAATGAAAGACCACATTGAAGGAGGTAAGGCATTCTTGAATCGTTGTGATGATATGTTTGTAATTCACAGGCTAGTAAAACACGAAACGATGAAATTTGTAACTTTGATTTCAGTAGAGAAAGTAAAGGACACAGATACAGGAGGTAAGATTACCGCATTAGATGATTTCATTATGTGTGATTTCAATAGCGGATTAGGATTCACAATCAACGGACAAGACCCATTGAAACCTTTTAGACCTAAACCACCAACTCAAGCAAAGATTACAATGGTAGAACAAAAGTTAAACGCTATTCAAGCTAATAAAGAATTCTAATGAAAACAATAAACTCATTAAGTGGTGGTAAAACATCAAGCTACATAGCAGCAAATTATCCTGCTGACTATAACATCTTTTCGCTTGTTCGTACAAATGATATTAATTGCTTGTTTCCTGATGCAAAGGTTCGTCAAATGGTAAGTGACCGAATAGGTAAAGAGTTCATTGGAACACTTGAGGAAGATATGATTATTTACACTATGCTTGATTTAGAGCAATATATTGGAAGCGAGATTGTATGGTTATCAGAAAAGACATTTGATGAAGTGATAGCAAGTTACAAGATGGCTAATGGAAGTAATTACTTACCTAACCAAATGACACGTTATTGCACAGTTGATATGAAGGTAAAACCAATTGCTCAATGGTGCTATGAAAACACAGAGTTGCCTATTGAAATGCGAATAGGATTTAGAGCTAATGAAATGAGCAGAGCAAAGACGATGATTGACCGAGCTATTGATGGAGTAGAGCATTTTAAGTTTAAGGTTGGAGAAAAAAACGGACGCAACAAATGGAAAACATTACCATATCGAACTGCTACATTTCCACTAATTGAAGCAGGTATTTTTAAAGATACAGTTGAGGAGTTTTGGAAAGATAAACCTGTAAGATTTGCCTACAAGAATAATTGTGTTGGATGCTTTCATCGTTCTGAGTTATTCTTGAAGCATATGAGCCAAAGAGATGATAACAAGTTCCAGTGGTTTATTGATATGGAGCAGAAAAACGGATGCACATTCAAAAGTGGAGTTACTTACGAAAAGATAAAAAACCATAAATTACAATTAGATTTGTTTGATGAAGATTTCAACGATTGTGATTCAGGATATTGCGGACTTTAAATTAAAATTATGGACATAGGATTAAAACTACTTTACATCAAAGGACTAATACAAAAGAACATTTGGAAAGTCAAACTAACACGAGAAGAGTTACAAGAGAAACGACCATCAGCAGAAGCGTACATAAACGGAGCTAAAGACACGGAGAACGACTTAAAGCAGGTGCAGTTAGCAATCATAGAGCTTGAAACAGAACTACGCTTACACGGAAGAGAAATCAACAGGTGTCTGCATATAAACGGAGAATTAAAGAAAAGAATTGAAGAACTTGAACACGAATTAAAATACAAGAATATTGAGCTATGAAAGTAACTGATAAAATAACCATAACAAATGAAGATAATATGCAGTTAATGGCACGTTATCCTGACAACTATTTTGACTTAGCAATAGTGGACCCTCCGTATGGGATTAATATAAATGTTTCTATGGGTAGAAGAAAAGGAGATAAAAAAAGTAATTACCATAAATTTGCTGGTAATGATAATTGTATTCCTACTGCAGAATATTTTAACGAACTGAAAAGAGTATCTAAAGAGCAGATTGTTTGGGGCGGAAATTATATGATTGAACATTTAACGCCATCGCCTTGTTGGTTGCTTTGGGATAAAGGATTTTCTGAAGATGTTACTTTTGCTCAGTTTGAAATGGCTTGGACTTCTTTTACTTCAAGTGCAAAAAAATATGACAAACACCCATCACAACAAAACAGAATACACCCGACACAGAAACCTACTTCACTCTATAAATGGATTCTTGACAAATATGGAAAGCAAGGAGATAAAATACTTGACACGCACTTAGGTTCTGGAAGTATTGCAATAGCTTGTCATGATTACGGATTCGAATTAACCGCTTGTGAACTTGATGCTGAATACTACGAAAAAGCGATACAAAGAATTAAAAACCATACAAACCAACAAAAACTATTTTAAAAATGATTAAAGAGAAAAAATTAGTAGCACTATCAGCAGTGCTTCCAGTATTAGCAGACTTCATTGAAGACTTAAACAATCAGTTCGTTTTTAAGCAAGACTTAAAACGAAAAGCTAACATACTAGCAGACGAGATAAGAAAGGTTGACTACAAAGTTTTACAGGTATATGGAGAAAAACGAGATGAAATATACGAGCAACAAGTTCAGTTGCAGTTACTATTTAGACAATGGATTGAAGAAACAATAAACTTAGACTGATGCCAAGATGTAAAAACTGCAAAGAGAAGTTTGAACCTATCAGATTTAATCACAAATATTGTTTAAATGATGAGTGCATCCGTGCTTTTGTAGCTGAGGTAAAAGAGAAGACATGGAAGCAGACGAAAACACGAATGAAAAACGAGTTAGAAACAGTACAAGACATTGTAAAGGCAGCTCAGATAGTATTCAATAAGTATATTCGTGAACGAGATAAAAACGAAACTTGCATATCTTGTGGAAAACCAATACGAAAAGGAAATATGGATGCAGGACATTTGTGGAGTGCAGGAGGTCATAGCAACCTGCGTTTTAATGAATTTAATGTTAATGCTCAATGCTCAAGACCTTGCAATAAAGATAAGTCAGGTGATATAAATAATTACAGGTTAGGGTTTATCAAAAGATATGGAGAGGATAAATTGAGTGAGTTAGATTCAATAGCACATATAGAAAGAAAGTTCACGAAAGACGAACTAAAAGAAATCATAAAAAAATATAAAGATTTAGTACGAGATATGAAATAAAGTATTATATTTGCGTATAACAAAAACCAATTTATTATGAAAAATCTATTAAAAATTCAGGCAGAATTAAAATGTCCAAAAGGTAGCTTCAACTCATTCGGTAAGTACAAGTATCGTAGTGCAGAGCAGATTTTAGAATCGTTAAAACCTGTTCTACAGAAACACGAAGCAACATTAACATTATCAGATGATATTATTCAGGTAGGCGATAAGCTATTTTTAAAAGCTACTGCATCACTATGGATTAAAGATGTTGATGGTGTAGATACAGAAGTTTACACACTTGGATTTGCAGAACTTGGAGAACATAAAGGAATGTCATCAGAACAATGTACAGGAACTGCATCAAGTTATGCACGTAAGTACGCATTAAACGGACTATTCTTAATTGACGAAACTGAATCAGACCCCGACTCAAAAGACAATACTCCAGTGCAACCAAAGAAACAAGCACTAGACTCTAAAAGATTCCAAGATGCAGTCAAAGCAGTAACGGATGGAAAGATTACACGTGAATCTTTAGAGAGTAAATTTCAGTTAACAGATGGTCAAATTGATATATTGAACGCACTATGAAAGTTAGATGCTCTGCTATAGGTAAAATAATGTCAGCACCTCGCAATAAGAGTGAGGTGCTTTCACAGACTGCAAAGACTTACATTCACGAGTTAGTCTTACAAGATAAATACGGAATCAGAAAAGAGTTCAGCTCACGTTACACAGACAAAGGAAACGAAGTAGAAAACGAATCAATCAATCTAGTTAACGAAGTGTTAGACGTTGGATTTATCTACAAAAACGAGGAGTATTTCGAGAATGATTGGATTACAGGTACTCCTGACGTAAACACGGAAGAAGTTCTTTTAGATGTTAAATCTTCTTGGGATGGTTCTACCTTTCCGTTTTTTGAAACTGAGATACCTACAAAGGATTATTTCTACCAACTTCAAGGCTATATGTGGCTAACAGGTAAGCAACAATCAATGCTTTGTTACTGCTTAGTTGATACACCTGAACTAATGGTTGAAGACGAGATTAGAAGAACGCACTGGAAACTTAATCTAATGGAGGAAAGTTTGGACTTGCGTGACGAAATACAAAAGAAGCATATCTTCTCACATATCCCAAAGAACAGACGTGTAAAAGTATTTTATGTACAGAAAGACGAAGCAGTTATAGAAAAAATAAAAGAACAGGTTGAACTTTGCCGAGAGTATTACAACACTTTAATAAATTTCTTATGACACCGAAAGAAAAAGCAGAAGAATTAATTGAAAGATATGAAGGTATTTTATCACATATTAAATTAAAAGGAACCGCTAAAGAATGTTCATTAATTGCAGTTGGTCAAATGCTTGAATTATTGTATGAATCGCCAAAGAAAAATGTTATAGAACTTGGATTTTACATTTCAGTTACAAACGAAATAAAAAAACTATGAAACAACAAATAGAAGATAAAATAGTATTACGTGTTCTTAGTCGATTCAGCGAACGTTCACAAGTAGGAATAAACAAGTACAACACAACGCTTGAAAGAACCGATTTAGACACGTTACAATGGCTTACACACGCACAAGAGGAAGCTATGGACTTCGTTTTATATTTGGAAAAATTGAAAGACGAATACAAAAGCAAAGATTTAAGTAGAACAATGCCTAAATAAACACGAAATGAAAATACAATCAGAGTTTTATAATGAAGAAATAGGCGGAAATTATTTTGAACAATATTTTAATACCACCACTCAAGATAAAATAACAACATTAGAATGGAATGAAATTCAAAATTTTATCCAAGAAGTAGTAGATGTTATGAGTCAAAATAAAATAGTTAAACTTAAATACGAAATAGTAAAAATTGGATTTGAAATAAAAACGAAATGAAAATAACGATAGAACAATACGAACACACCGTTACCTATGAGGTCAAACACAATGATGTCAATATGGATGAGATGTTAGAAATACTCGAACGACTTCTCAAATGTACTGGGTACTGCTTCACTGGTAACCTTCAGATAGTGGACGATAGTGTGGAGGATGAAAGGGAATCATTTAGAATAGTTGATGAGCCTAATGAACCAAAAATAAGAGTTGGAGATGCGACAATCACTACATATGATGAATTCGGAGTGAAACACGAAACCTTTAAACAATAAGACATGGAGATTTGGAAAGATATAGTAGGATATGAAAATCTATACCAAGTGAGTAATTTAGGAAATGTAAAAAGTTTACCTAAAGAATGGATTTCATCAAATGGAGCAAGACAAAAACATAATGGCAAATTATTAAAATTATGCGATAGAGGAGAAGGATATTTAGCTGTTAATTTATATAATAATGGAGTAAAGAAATTCAGAATGGTTCATCAATTAGTTGCAGAAGCATTTTTAAATCATAAACCGAATGGATTAAAACTAGTAGTTGACCATATTAATGATGACCCATCTGATAATAAAATGGAAAATTTACAGATTGTAACTCAAAGATTTAATGTTTGTAAAACACAAGGTAGATACTCTAGTAATTTAAAAGGAGTTTATAAATCGGGAAATAGATGGAAATCACAAATAGTAATAGATAAAAAAATAATTTATCTTGGAACATATATTAATGAAATAGATGCTCATTTAGCATATAAAAACAAACTAGAAACTATAACACAATGAAAGAGAAAACCAAAGCAATCATATTCCTACTCTTTGTACTATCCGTTTTTTGCTATGGATTCCTGCACTTTGTAGGTTATGTATGGCGAGGAGCATTTTAAAAGTAATATGAAAATAGATTGGGATGATTTTAATGTTAAAGCTAATTATGTCATCGAAACAATAGTCAAACCACAAGTAGAAAAATACGAATTAAGTAAACAAATAAATAAATATACAATGGAAAACAAGTTAAACACGGGAGCAATCTTCAAAAACACGAACAAGAAAGCTGATAACCACCCCGACTACAAAGGAAAAGTAAACGTAAACGGCAAAGAAATGGAAGTTGCCTTATGGGTAAAACAAGGTAAAGCAGGTTCATTCTTCTCTGCAGCTTTCTCAGAACCTTACGTAGCACCTGCAACAATGGAAAGAGTTCCAGTATCAGATTCATTGGATGACGATTTACCATTCTAATGTACATTGACGAGGGAGGATTGCGAAAGCAATTAGAGATGTTGCTTCGTACCAAAACACGAAACCAAATTGTGCAGGACATTAAATCAAAGACAGGAAAGTTTCACCAATACCAAATAGACAAATTTTTACAGGGCAAAGATATCACACTAAGCACTGCAATTAAATTAGACGAATATTTATTAAGGGAAACAATGTAATCTAAAGCATACCATAAGAACTGCAATAGATTCTTTTTAGAGCCACTTTAACAGGTGGCTTTTTTATTGTTGAAAACTTTTTAGCAACGTGATTAGATTTTCATCGTAAGTTTGATTAGAATTTAATCAATGGACAAGCTCACATTATTAACAAATCATCACAAGGATTGGGTCAAGGTAGTCAATAGCTTTGGTGAATACTTCTACGCTGATGATATCATACAAGAAACATATCTGAAAATTCTTCGTTTAAATCATATAGACAAGATTGTTACTACGACTATCAACAGAAGCATGATGTGGTTAGTTATACGAAGCGTATACATAGACCATTTAAGGCTACAGAAACACGAAAAAGTAAGTTTAGATGCAATCTATAGTTTAAGCTATGAAGATTCAATAGAGAGTCAGGAAGCAATAAATAAAATTGACGATTTGATTGAACAAGAAACAAAGAAGTGGCATCACTACGACAAAATGTTATTTGATTTGTACAGAAAGACGGAGCTATCAATGCGAGAAATAGCAGAAGCTACAGGAATACATTACACATCTATTTTCCATACGTTAAAAAGATGTAAGAAAAGATTACAAGAATCAGTCGGAGAAGACTACAGCGATTATTTAAATAAAGATTTTGAACTAATAAAATAGATTATGACAAAAACACGAACACCAAGAAAGAAAGCAGAAGGACTAGGAGATACAGTAGAGAATGTACTAAAGCTAACAGGTATTTCTAAACTAGTAAACTTTGTCGCAGGAGAGGACTGCGGATGTCAAGCACGTAAAGAGAAGCTCAACGCATTGTTTCCTTACAACAAACCTGAATGCCTAACAGAAGACGAATACAACTACCTAAACGAATCTCAGGTACTATTCAAAACTAGCATTAAACCAACAGAACAAGAAGCTATCTTAAACATCTACAACAGAGTTTTCCATGTAAGAAGAGAACCTACATCATGTGCAAGTTGCTTAAGAGAAATTATTGTTAAGATGCAGCAGGTATTTAATGAATACGAAACAGAGTAAAATGAAATACTATCTCATTGACCACGGAAAAGAAATGATTGCAGAAGCAAACGTTCTAACAGACCATTTAACTAAGCAAGGACATCACTATGTGGTTTACTTAACAGATGCAGATGGATTAATGTGCGTTGAAGAGATAGACGAGAATGAATTTTTAGACCACTTTAAGAAACGACCAAAACACGAAACCAATGAAAAATAAAGTAGGAAGACCAAGAAACCTAGATTCACCAGAACAACTAAGTGAACTATTCGACAAGTATAAAGCAGACGTAAAAGCGAACCCAAGAATCAAAAGCGTATTCGGAGGAAAGGAGTTTGAAGAAAGAGCAGAACCACTAGAAAGACCTCTAACACTAGAAGGATTTGAATTGTTTTGCTACGACAGAGTAGGATGCGTTGATGATTATTTTAAGAATACTGATAAAAGATACTCAGAATATACTCCCATCTGTACGCGTATAAGAAAAGCAATCCGTCAAGACCAAATCGAAGGAGGCATGGTAGGACAGTACAATCCGTCCATTACACAACGATTAAACGGATTAACAGAGAAAGTTGAAAGCACGATTATAACAGAGCAACCATTGTTCCCTGAGGAGTAAGTATGTTTAAAAGAACGACTGCGATAAACAAGATTCTATCCTTGAAAAAACGGATTAAGATTATTCAAGGAGGTACCAGTGCTGGAAAGACATTTGGGATTTTACCCGTGCTTATTGACAAGTGTACAAAACAAGCAGGACTAGAAGTATCTGTAGTAGCTGAATCAATCCCTCACTTGCGACGTGGTGCATTAAAAGACTTTGTTAAAGTAATGCGATGGACAGGACGTTATATTGACGACAGATTCAATAAGTCACTTCTAAGATACGAATTTGCAAACGGAAGTGTTATAGAGTTCTTCTCAGCAGATGACGCATCTAAACTCAGAGGAGCAAGGCGTGATATCCTTTACATAAACGAGTGTAACAACGTAAGCTTTGAATCTTACAACGAGCTTTCCATTCGTACCAAAAAGGAAGTATTCTTAGACTTTAATCCTGCAAACGAGTTTTGGGTACACAAGGAACTAAAAGACGAACCTGACTCAGATTTCATTATCTTAACTTACAAAGACAACGAAGCGTTAGATGAGTCAATAGTTAGCCAAATCGAAAAGAACCGTGAGAAAGCAGCCACGAGTTCCTATTGGGCGAATTGGTGGCGTGTTTACGGACTAGGAGAAATCGGAAGCCTTGAGGGTGTAATCTTCAACAACTGGAAAACAATAGACACAATACCAAGCGAAGCAAAGTTGATAGGAATCGGACTTGACTTTGGTTACACGAATGATCCAACATCAGCAATTGAAATCTACAACTACAATGGACAAAGAATCATAAACGAGATTTGCTATCGTACAGGAATGGTAAACTCTGACATTGCAAAAGTGCTCCCAAATAATGTAACAATTTATGCAGATAGTTCAGAACCTAAATCAATCGAGGAGATTCGTAGATTCGGAAAGATGATTAAAGGAGTAACGAAAGGAGTTGACTCAATCAAGTTTGGAATTGACGTAATGCAACGACAAGACTACTTAGTTACAAGTGCGAGTACAAACCTAATCAAAGAGCTTAGAAGCTATTGTTGGAGTGTAAAGAAAGACGGAGAGAAAACAAACGTTCCTATTGATCATTTTAACCACGCTATAGATGCTTTAAGATATCACGAGATGGAAACATTAGGACTAAAAAAGAACTATGGACAATACAACATCAGATGATTTACCAATGATGAAAAGAGTCGTAGAGGACTACATCTATCAGCGTACAGGAAAACGGATTGTAATAGTATTCGATGATGTTATGATGATTAGAAGACACTTTCAAATGTTGACTGCAGCATACGACATTATCCTAGTGCAACAAAACAAAAATTAAATCGTTTTAAAATTATGAAGTTAGAAATCAACGTACCTTCAAGCCTAAGTGAAATTCCACTTAAACACTACCAAGACTTTCTTAAAGTTCAGGCAGATTCCAACGATGAAGAATTTGTTGCTCAGAAGATGGTAGAAATCTTTTGTGGCATAGAGTTAAAGGACGTAGTTAAAATGAAGCTAACGAGCTTAAATGAGCTAATAGCACACTTCACAAAGTTATTCTCAGAGAAGCCTAAGTTCCAAAACAGGTTTAAAATCAAAGCTGAAGAGGGAGAGATTGAATTTGGATTCATTCCAGAGTTAGAAGCAATCACATTCGGGGAATATGTAGATTTAGAATCACACCTTACGAATTGGGATAGTTACCACAAGGCGATGTCAGTGATGTACAGACCAATCGTGAAAACACGAAAGGATAAATACGATATCTTGCCTTATGAACCGAATGTAGACTTTCAGGAGTTAATGAAGTTTGCTCCACTTGACGTGGTAATAGCATCAAGTGTTTTTTTTTGGAGTTTAGGAAACGAGTTACT